CGTAGGCCCAGCTAAGGTTGCACAAGCTGAAGCAAAAGCTATCCGTGAACTCAAGCGTGACATCGAAGCTACACTGATCGGTACACAAGACCGCAGCGTAGAAGACGGTGCTGGTACACCTTACGGCCTTCGTGGTCTTGGTGACTGGATCGACTCTGCTGGTCCCGCTGACGTTCCTGCTAACTTCCGCACTCCTGCTGCTTCGATCTATGACATCAGCACACAAGGTGCCTTCGGTGAAGAAGCTCTTAACGACATGATCTCTTCGATCTACCGCAAGACTGGCAGCTCGAATAACCTTATGCTTGTTGCTGACACTGGCCTTCGTCGCACTATTGCTGACTTCGCTCGTGTATCTGCTGGAGCTACTGAAAACATCCGTAGCGTCAACTACGACGGTAACAAGGCTGAGATTAAACTCTCTGTCGAGCTTTACCAAAGTGACCACGGCATCGTGTCCATCGTCAATATGAACCCAGACACTGCTCCTGCAACTATTGCTGGCGGTACTGACTTCAATGACGGCTACCTCATCAACCCTGAGTACTACGGCGTGCACGAACTGATCCCTATGGGTTCAACTCGTCTGCCTAACGAAGGTGGAGGCGAGCGTGGATTCTGCGATTGCACATTGACCCTCGGTGTATACCACCCGCAGGCTCACGGTAAGATCACTCAGTAATCCTTGCTGAAATTTCGGGGAGCCAGATTTATATTGTCTGGCTCCCTTTTTACCTTTAATTTTAAACAATGGAAATAATCACAAAAGCTCCTACTTATTCTGACGAAGAGGTCAACAAGGCCTTTATGGATGAAATCAAAAACGGATTTGCACTTGAGAAACGGACCGAAGTTAATCGTGTAAACCAGGCTCGTAAAGAAGCTACAGAACAACGAGGAAAGGTGCACCCAGTACTAGGTCGTTGCGTAGCAACTATCCCGCACCGTGAGTACTTCCGACTCATAAAAAAGTACGGACAAGAGACAGTGCACTCCAAAGAGTTCCTGGCTTATTTCCAAAAGAATTTCTCAGACCTTACACCCAACAAACTATAATAAATTATGGCCAACTATCCTACCATTACATATCAAAACTTAGAAGAACGCTTTAAGTCCATTGCTGGACTGGGTTCAATAGAAACAACTGACGCAGCATTTTTGCGTCAAGCAGTTAATCGCCGTATTCGCACAGCGTTTGAACGCTACCCTTGGCCTGACTTTACTGTAATTGGAGAAGCCATTGCAATGGCAACAGGAGACGACAATACAATTCAAACATATGGAACTGGAAAAGATCTAGCCAATGATTCCAATGTAGTGTTTCGGATTCACAAAACTGATCCAACAGATACACGTTATCCAGAAGAATACACATATGTTTCACTTTTAAATTCTGGGGGTTTCCCTTCAGTAAAGATTATTAGCCCGACAGTTCTTGACGGTGTTAATGTATACGCAACCTATCGTAAAGATCTTGAAGCAGTTATTGCTGACGGTGGCACTTATACATCGGGTAGCTACGGCGACGAAGCCAATGATAATCCAAACATCCCATATCAGTTCTTTGAGTACTGCGCTTTTGGTGCTTACGCAGATTTCCTACGTGGTGATGGACAGACTGACAAAGCTCAAGTAGAGGATCAAAATTCTGAAATAATTCTTGTTTCTGAAATTGACAAGGTACGTAACCAAAGCCGTCAGTTTCGTCACGATGTATTGCAGTATCGTCCAAGAACCCAGTTCGCTCGTCACAACGTACAAGCGGGCGGAACACCGTTAAACAAACCAGAAACACTACTGAACAATAACGTACAGTAATGCCATCTAACGCTACATTTCTTGAGGTTAAAAATGCTTTTCAGTCCATTGCTGGGCTGGAAAGCTTAACCGCTGCTGACGAGTTCTTTTTAACGAGTTCTTTGAATCGTGCGGTCTACCGTGCCTACAATGAATCAGATAGCTGGCCACGTTATTTAGTGGTGGGTGAGTCCAGATTGATTATAACAGACCCAGCAGCAACAGTTCCATACGCAGAAGCATCCAAAGAAACTATTGGTGAGTTCTTACGTGTGCATAAAACTAAGCCGTTCCTGAGTAATTCTGCTTTAGAATTTGAGTTCTATGTGGATTCCGTTGGAGCACATATACTTAACTTAACTACATCGGATAGCACTTCAGTATTTGTAACTTACAAAAAAGAACTACAAGCTAACTTTACCCCAGATAGTACAGATATTCCAGCAGAGTTCGTTGATTATATTATCTATACTGCACTTACTGATTTTTATACTGGAGATGGTCAAACTGAAAAAGCAGCAGTAGCTGCTTCTCAAGCTAAAATGATGCTTGATATAGAACTACTTCGTTTAGATAAAAAATCAAACAACAATACAATTAACAAAAAGTTTTCAACTTACGTAAACCGTCAATCCAGGTAGCAAGTATGCTATAATATCACTATGAGTTCATCCAGAAACAATACCCTAGAATTTTCCTCAGTTGGATCCGAAGTACTTGACGCAGGTGACTCCGTTACAGGCAAACGCTACGGAGCCATCCAGGTTATCACTGACGCTAACTTTGGTACCCTTAGTGCTGACAATGTTGACCAGTCCTCTGCTGTACTTACAGGAGTAGGCATTGGAGCAGGGACCATCCTTTATGGTCAGTTCAATGCAGTAGCTGTAACAAGCGGTCTAGTAATCTGCCACAAGTACTAGTATGTTCCTAAGCCAAAAGGGTTCTCTTGGTCGTAACCCTATGATCAATAGGGTGGGTCAACGGCTCCTTCAGTTATTTGAAGGGGCTTCAGCTGCGTATAGCCTACGCAACCTAGCAAGTAATATTGCTTCTGTCGTCCGAGTACGACGTGCAAGCGATAATTCCGAGAAGGACTTTTCGGCTGCTGACATATCGAGTGGTGCAATGACGGGCTGGGTGAACTCCCAGATTGTTCCACCTTTGGACATCGGCATTGAGACCGAAGATGGGCGCATACCAGTTCCAGAGGGAGGGACTAGCATTGGAACCCCTGCTGCTGCGTATAGCCTTCGTAGCTTAGGAACTAACCAGTGGGAATACGCTGGCGACACTGTTACTTACACTTCGGACTTCAGTGCTGGGGTTGATGGGTGGTCTCCTGACTCAGGCAGTTCTGCTACTACAACGCCAGACCCAGTAGGCACACTGGACGTAGTTAAATACACAGTTGACACAGAAACGTCTGCAAAATTTTTATTTAAAAATGCATTAAATATAGGGCAACAATATTCAGTGCAAGCTGAAGTCTATGTCCCTTCATCAAATGTGGATCTTGATAGCATCGTCCTAATGGATGGGTCTGGAAATATGGCTACATCTTACCTTGGAATCCAAAGGGACGAATGGGTTACAGTATCAACTGTTGGCACTGCAACATTGATCTTTATAAGTATCCGTGGTGCTTCTGGCACGACAGCAAGCGCATACAACGGCTTCCAAGGCAACGGCACTGACGTATTCTACGTCCGCAACGTAGTAATTTCAGAGACCCTAGGTGACTCCAACTACCTACCTGCTGGTAAGTATGTGACTCAGGTTCGCCGTAGCTCGGACGATGCTGTCAAATCCTTTACGGCTGCTGAGGTTAGTGATGGGACGCTTGAGGCTTGGGTAAATACGGATGTTGATAAACTAGACTTACAGGCAGAATCTGGAGGTCTCGCTGGCAATGTCAGTAACGAGACAGCAACAAGCTTTGATTTCTCGGTAAACAATGAAGGTTCTACGGGTTTTAAGAGCCTCGCAGCACCAGCTGACGCAGGCACTTATGTTGCAACCTTTGATGTTGTATTAACTTCTGGCAGTCTTTCTGGTATAACTCTGGCTAGCGCACTCCCGTTTGCGCAAACATCGTTAGTTCTTGGTTCTAATTCCGTAACTTTAAATCCAGACGAAACATCGGGCATCTACTTCCGCACAGCAGGAACAGCAGTTGCCGATGTATCAATCACAAACATCACGCTGACCCAGACCTCAGCAGACGGCCACGTCTCCAAATGGTATGACCAGTCAGGGAACGACAACCACGCAACTCAAGGGACAAACGCAAGTCAGCCTAAGATTGTTGACGGTGGGTCTTTGGTTACTGGCGGGTTGGACTTTGATGGTGTTGATGATGGTTTGTTTACGGTAAGTAATCTTACCGACACGTTTCAATCTGCAACTATCTTTGCTTTAACTCAAGATAATACTACTAGCGGGGTAGCAGCTATGGTTAGAATTAGACCAAACGGAATTCCTAGTGCTTTTGATGGCGTTGTGTGGGAGAAAGACACTAACGATACTTATGGCGCAAATACGCTTATTGAGGGTGCTAATGCAATGCTTGCGGCCGTCACTGCTGGTCAAGGAACCCGAACTACTACTGAGAATCTGAACACTTTAATATATCAGCCGTCTCAAATTTTAGCCTATGAGAACGGAACGCTGGACGCAACTCTTACAAATGTAAGATCTGGCTCTGTTCCAATCGGAGACGTAACACTAGTTGATCAACTTTGGCTTGGGCAAAACTTTGATGACAATGCTCGTCCATTTAATGGAACAATGTCAGAGGTTATTATTTATTTTACCGACCAGAGCGACAACCGTACAGCCATTGAAGCTAACATCGGGGAGACCTACGGCATTGACCTACCATCTGGAGTAGACACAGGGTACGACCAAGTGGACGGCTTTGTAGAG